TTTCTTCTTCACTTGCACACATCACAGGCTTTTCATTCCATTCTCCTGCAATTAAAGAAAATTCTAAAATAAATAATGTTCCTAATGATATAATAACTAATAATTTTCTCATTTGTCGTCGGAGATAAAGGCTGCAAGGGAGTTGGTAGTTTTCTTTGCTTTTTTCGTTTTTTCTTTCTTAGCTTTTTCAAAGCTATTCATAAAATCATACATATTGGCTTTTTGTTCTTCTGTTAATGTTTCATAATTAAAAGACTGGCCATCATGCTCAGATATGAAAATATTATCTGATAAAAGAGATTGATCTTGAATAGTTTTATATTTAATATATAATTGCTTTTTTTCTTTTTGAATTCTTCTTACAAATGCATAATAAATGATTTGTGTAAAATAAGAAAAAGGATTACTAGAGCGCTCTTCATTAAAGTTGTATGCATATTGCACACAGTTCTCAATACCATCTGCAACCATCTCTTCTCTAAAAGCATAATTCGCAAAATTAGGACGAAAACTTAATCGTTCAGCAATTTTCATAAAACATTCACCAATATAATCAGGCAAAGGTGGGTGTATTTCTTTTCTCTTATCATATTCTTTACAAACTTGTTTGTATTCTATGATTTCAGCTAAGAATTTCTTATTATCAACATAATGTATACTCTGCTTTTTAGTTCGAGCCATTGGCTATACTCCTGAAATTAATAATGAATTATTATACTATATTTTTATGTAACCGACAACTATTCAGCTATAACTACATTTTTATAGTAAACATATTATATTTAAATTCTTGTTCATTGTATTGTTTAATACGCTCTTTAAAATGTTGAAGCGTATAATTTACAAAGGCACCATCTTTAAAATCATCTGCGATATCAAAAAGAATTGCTTCTTTTTTCTTATCTCCTTTTCTTAACCCCCGACCAATCGATTGAAGATTTCTGATCTTAGATTTGGTAGGGCTAGCAAAAATAATGTTGTGCAAGTTACGAATGTTGATACCAGTGCTGAAAGTCCCAAAACTAGCCACAATAATAGCATTTGTTTCCGATTCTGTAATTCTTCTAATTTTTTCTCGTTGATCACCATCTATACCTCCATGTACAAAGAAAACTTTACGATTAGAATTTACTTTTTCATTAATTAAATCATGTAATATTTTACCATGTTTTTCTACATACTGAAATAATAACAATGTATTACCTTTTTGGTCAATTGCTAAATTTCTGATAAACTTATTACGCTTTTCATGTGTTACAATATAATCCATTTCTTGTTGATATGTCATCTTCTTTATCAACAAAGACTCTTCTCTACTATACTTTAATACTAAACTTTTAATTTGAAATTGAGCAAGGTAATTGGCATCTATCAACTTTTTTGTTGATGTCACATTGAAAATTGGACCAAATAAGCCTTCAAGTATCAATTTATGGGTCTCCATATCATCAATTGTGCCAGTAGTACCTACTTTATGTTCGGCATTAACCAACTTTGTCATTATAGCTTTCAATGACTTTGATTTGAATAAGTGTGCTTCATCACCTACAACAAATTTAAAGTTACTAAAATATTTTTTTGGTAATTTGTAAATAGATTGCCAAGTAGATATTATTATTTGTTTATCTGAAACTTTTTCTTGTCCTTGTTTAATGATATGGCATTTATTTGTTGTATCCCAAGAAGGATCATAAGAATGAAAATCAGAAAACATTTGTTGTGTTAATGAAATTGTAGGTACTATAATTAATGTCCTTGTGTTTAAGTATCTTGTTAAAAGGTATATGATTAATGATTTGCCTGATGCTGTTGGGGAAAGTAATAAAGACTTATTTGCAGATAAGCAATGTGCAATAGCTTCAGTTTGATAATCTCTTAATTGAATTGTTAAATCAAACGTCTTAGAAAACTCTATAACATCTTTAAATGTTACTAGGTGACCATTTGTAAAATTTTCTTTTTGTACATCATATTCACGATCTTGACAGAACTTATCAACATAACTTAATAAGCCAGCATATAATGTATTATCTTTTAAATTGAGAAGTCTGATTTTACCATCCCATACTTTATTTCTATAGGCTGGCATAAACTTATAACCAGGTACAGAAAAGGTAAAATATTCACTTAACTCTTGGAGAATACCTCTATTAGTGTCAATTTGAATATAAACTTCATCTAATTTAGATATTCGAATTAAATCACTCATGCACCAGTATGGAAACGCATAAAATCAATAGCGTTTTTAATTAGATAACCTCGTCCACCTAAATGTTTCATTATCTGTTCTATGTAATCTACTTTTTGTTTTGTATAGTCCAATTTAGATTGTAATAAAATTAAATCTTTATCACTATCCAAATACAAACTAATATCTTGTCGTAAAACTTTTAAATGAAATTGCTCCCACCCCTGTTCTTCCAACTCTTCATCAGACAGTTTACCACTGTAATATTCCCACTTTATTTTATAGAGTTGTTTATATTCGCTTTTATATTTTTTGGAATTTAAAGTCTCTTCATTCCACCAGGCAAGGTATTTGGAGTGTAAGTTGGGAATTTTTAAAGACTCTCCATCGAGAGCTAGTTCATCAATTTTACAATCAGCTTGCCAATGCTGTTGTAACTCACTTAACTTCATGTTGTATTTATTTGGATATTAAATTCGTATTCTATTTTGCTTCATGTATGCATGAACAGCTAATCTTACATCAGCTTTCTTTCCATCTTCCTTTTCAATCTGACCTATCACATCAAATAAACCATCATCACCTAATAAGTGATAAAGAGCTTTAGTAGCTTTGCTTGCTGGAAGAGGTTTAGATAATAGCTTTTTTAATTCTTTTTTCTTTTGAGGTGTATCTGGAGTTGACCACGTACCTTCAGCGATTACTTCTTTGAATGTTTTCATCTGGCTTTTTACCTTCTCTAATTTTTACAATATATCCTTTACCACCATCAAATGGAGTATATGTAAGGGTCGTTTCAATCCAAAAATTTTTCTTTATTTCATGAACTTTGACTTTGCTTTTCCCTGTAATCACCTATAGCCGCCTTTATAGCATCTTCTGCCAAGACTGAGCAGTGGATCTTAACCGGCGGTAACGATAGTTCCTCCACGATGTCCGTATTTTGAACTTTAAACGCATCATCCAATGATTTATCCTTAATCCATTCAGTCGCAAGTGAAGAAGCCGCAATTGCAGATCCGCAACCAAAAGTCTTGAATTTGGCATCGATAATTTTTTCATTTTCATCTACCTGTATTTGTAATTTCATAACATCCCCACATTCAGGCGCTCCAACAAGACCAGTACCAACGCTATTATCAGAGGGATCAAAACTACCAATATTCCGGGGTCTTTCATAATGATCTATAACCTTTTTTGAGTATGCCATATTGTATTTATCCTAATCAAATGACTTATTATTATACTATACTTTTTTTAAAAAGACAACAGATTGCTATGAATTCAAGAGTTGTTTAATTGAATATGAATTATATCTAAAAGATATGTCTGCTGTTAAATAAGTAAGGTCTGTTGCTCCTATATCAAATTGTAAACCTGAAATTGACATAGGGAACATTCCTTCAAAATGAAATTCTAAGTTTGCTACATTACTTGATGTTAGTATATGTAACACTCCTTGAGTGTTTATTCCTTTTTTTTCTTGAACTTCATATTGTGTAAAATTTTCTGGTGCTGTAAGACCTTTAATCCAATTATAAATTTCTTGCCAATTTTTCATATCTTCATCAATTATTATACGTATACTTAATTCTTCGTATTCTAATCTATCACCTGCAACATAATGAGGTTTATGAGGTGTAGGGACCTCAACTGGTGATAAAGAAACTCCAGGAACATTAGCAGATTGACAAAAGAATTCAACATTAGGTATAGCTGTACAAGTAAATTTAAACCCGATTGGGGAAAGAAAGTTTGTGTTGGTAGGATATTTGTGTTCAGCAGCCATAAATTCTCACTATAAAAAAAGGGTAGCGGCCTCATATGAGGTGCTACCCTTATTTATCTCTGTGGGTCACACAAGAATGTAACGATTAACAAATCTTACATTAAGTTAGTAACTTTAACTCTTCTGTAATAGATGTTAGCATTACGTGTCAGTGCACCAGTTCCGCCTGAGTTTGCGAAAGGATTGGAGACCATACCGTAGCGGGTCTTGAATCCGATCTTAGGCTGGAAGGAATTTTCACCAACCGCACGAACCATTTGCAATGGAACATATGGGCAGTAGAAAATACCAGCGTCATAAGCACTTGATCCCTTATAACCAACAACAAACCAGTTTGTAGCAGCTGTTGTAGCATATGGATCAACATATACTTTATAACGACCATTGAGTACACCAGCAAATGTATTGCCTGTATCATCAACATTCAGATCTGTGGACATTGCAGGTGCATAGTCAAGAACACCAGCCATCTGCAGTGCAGAAGCAATGTCTGAAGAAGTCATGATAATATTACCCTTACCTCTTCGTGTAGACTTACCGATTTGATTGGCTTCACGCTCAATCTGGAATAACAAGCCTTTGAACTTCTCAACCATCCAACGACCATTTGAATCAACATCCATGTCAAATGTGCCGGCATTTGCTACGTTAATAGCAGCACCAACCGAGGCGTTGTTGTAAATTGTTCTGATAACTTCACGATTAATTTCCGCAAGTACTTCAGAACTAAGAATGTTAGAGAGTTCAGTTTCAGCATCCAAACCGTGGATAGCTTTAAGGTCTTGAGCCAATTCCATTGTGTACTCACCTTTGAGTGCACGTGTCTTAGCTGTTACAGTTACCTTATCGATACTGAAAGCCATTTGAGCGAACTGAGCTTCACTTGAAGAACCAGCTAAAGCTTCACCAGTGGCTGTTGTCATACCTGCACCAGCGGTATAAGCACCGGCGGAAGTTCCAACATCAGCTGGATTTGAAGCGACATCACCTTCGGCGTCTGTTACGGCACCACCAAATGATGTATTAGCTTCGTCGAATAAAGCTTCAGAACCACCTTGACCAACGTTCTCACCACTATAGCGAGATTTCATTGCAAAGATTAAACCAGTAGGTCCTGTCATTGGCTGAACACCACATACGTCATAAGCAATTAACTGAGGCATTGCTCTACGAACCAGGGAAATTAGAACTGGATCATAACCTTTCATACCTGTAGCACCCATATCAGCAGAGGCGTTAGCCGGACCTGCTTCAAGTAACATGCCTGCAGTACCATCTTCAGCAATTGCTTTTTCCTGGTTTTCCAAGAGAACGGCAGTGACAGATTTTTTATAGCTGTCTTTAATTGCAGGAAGATCAGGATGATCGAGGACTGGAGCCCACTTTTGTTGCATAGTTTCTGATAAAAACATTTTTATTCTCCTGAATTTTTAAATTAATTATCTAACTGTTCTAGTAAGAGCTGACATATACTGTTTCATTACATCATCCTTTACTTCGTCAATTTCTTCATCACTTTCGTCATTATTTGTTACTTCCTCTATAAGAGTTTCAGCTTTACCTGCACTCTTAGGAAAATAATTCTCTTTGATTACTTGAACCTTTTGTTCGAATTTTTCTGCATCTTCTTCTTGAACGCCTTCAGCTAATTCTTTCACTTTCTCAGCTTGTGTGTCAGAAAGGTCAGAAGTCATATTTCGAACAACTTGATCTTTTTTGTAACCAGAGATTTCTTTTTTAAGATCAACTGATTCTTGAATTTGTGTATTTAATTCTGTTTCAAGATCCTCAACCTTTTGAAATAGGTCATCGACAACATCAACTTTGTCTTCTGGAATTGTAATATAATGCTCATTAAAAAGATTCTTCATACCTTTAATGAAACTTTCTGTAATTTCAGTACGAATACCCTTTTCAACAGCCAACTTATTTTCTTCCATCCATTGCTCAGCTACATAATTTAAATAGCTGTCAACTTGATCAGTTAATTCTTGCCTAATAGTGCCAACTTCTTCTTGAATTTTTTCTTCATTCTGCTTCTCAAGTTCAACTTCTTTTTCTAAAAGAACTTTACTAACTTTTGCTTGAACTGCAGCTTCAAAAATAGTTGCGGCTTTAGTTTTAAAATCTTCTGAAAGCTCTTCACCTGATGTCAGTGCTTCAATATCATCTGAAACATCAATTGGTGAATGATCAGGTGTATCTTCTGTTTCTTCTTGAAGATCAAGAGATTTCATGATTGAATCATAATTGGCCATAATATCGGCTTTTCTAAGTTTGCCCATTTTTTCGTAAAACTTTTGCATACAAGCTGATTTAGTTTTAGGCATTTCTTCTTTTACCTCTGCCGTAGCTTCTTCAACTTCTGTATCTTCGCTTACTTTTCCTCCACCTTCTCCAACAGAGTTAGCATCGGCTTTACGCTTTGGGCTTTTCCCTTTTGCAGGTTTTGCAGAAGAACCAGATCCTGGAGCATCATAAGCAGGTGTAACATCAGTAGCGGCATTTTTCATATCGCTTGTTTCTCCACCAGCTTTATCTGCACCTCGTGATTCTTTTGTTGATTTTTTTGCTTCTTGAACAAGACCGATTTCCTCAATAAGAGCTTCAGCTTCATCTGAAGTCAAACCCTCTTCTTCGCATTTAGACTTAATTTGTTCAATCAATTGGTCTCTCTCTTCTCCTTCAACTTCCAGGGCATATTGAGTTAATTGCTCTAACTCAGTAACACTTTCAGCAAGAGACTGTTCTGAAGCTTCATTTTGGACAGTTTCTTGTTCAGACATTTTAGCTTTCTCCTGTTTACTAATAAAATAATTTACTATATTTATTTATAATTATTTAAGTTTCGATAAGAATGTTTGAAACGCTCTTACCATCTGTTCACTACTATATTTAGTACCAGCCGCAGATTCAATTTCTCCGGCGATTTCAGCAACCTCTGTTTCTTTTAGAATACCATTATCCCAAACCCATTCTTTACCTTCCATAATACCTTCTACAAAGGCTTGTGGAGCTGAAGGGTCTGCAACAATATCTGCAGCTGTTGATAAATGAAAATCTTTTTGTACAATTTGTGATCCACCATTTGATTTTAATGAACCCATACCTCTTGACGAAACACCTAACTTAGCTCCTTCATCAATTAGATTCTTAACAATCTTACCATATGGTGTATCCATTACTTTTGCCTTACCAATAAAATTATTACCATCTTGATTAATCTCTTTAATTAAATGAGATACTCTTTCAAGATTGATTGTTGGTCCATCTGGATGACCTAACTCACCAAAAGCTCTATTTGTTTTTACGTATTGATCATTGTACCTATTAACTTCTTTTAACATTGTTTGCATAGGATAAACGCGACCATTTCGATTCTGTTGTTCAGCTTGAAGAAATACTCCTTTGATGAAGTAATCTTTTCCAGATCCTTTTTCTTCAACTAAAGTTTCTAAATCCTCATTAACTTCGCATATTAGTTTCATTCGTTTCCTTTTGTTTCTCCTGGTCCTTGCCTATTCTTTTTAATCTTTTCTTTAGTTTGTCTTAGCACTACTTTGTACATTTTTGGTGTTAATTTTGTTACTAATGCACTATGCTTAGCAAGTTTTTTTTCTAAAGCCACTTTCTGTGGAAAAGTTAATTGACCAGGATATAATGATAATAATTCTGGTGGCAATAACTTTTTCTTTTTTATTACTAATCTTCTTGCAGCCCTCTGAGCTTTTGCCATCATTACATCCTTAGGAGGGATTTTATTCGCATATCTCCTCATTGTCCGTAGACGTTTATGTAATGACTTTTTAAATACTAACGCTTTCTTTCTTCTCTGAGCAGGTGTCAGTATTTTTTCTGCTATAAACGGCTCCATATGTTAAACAATCCATCCACCAGATGCTATTTTAGTATACATGCCATTTGTTACATTGGCTTTTAAAAACTGGTCTGAATCTTTTTCAATAATAGTTATACATCCTGCTGGTAAAGTACAGGAACCTACTATAGTACCATTAGTTCCACCTTCTGTTCCATCAGAATCTATAACAGTTATAATTGTAATCGCTGATGCATAAACCGCAACTGCAGTTGCACCACCCAATCCTAAATTCGTGGCAGTTGTGGCAGTTTGTGCTGCTAATAGTTTCATTCTACTCCTATTTCAAAGAATGCTTGTTCAATCCCTTTTAAA